ACAAAATGGAAAAAGCAAAAAACGAAAAAATCAAAAGACCTAGCAAAAAAGTTTTACTAAGAGAAATCGCTGACTTAACTGGCAAGAAAATCTACGAATTAGACAGCCTTGGCAGAAGCAACATCGAGACTATCGCATGGGTAAGAGACATGGTCAAAGGAGTGTAAGCTACTCTGTCCCTCAAAGCTAGACGCCACCTGCTATTGGCACGCAGGTCGCATCGCGCCGATTTTACCACACCTAAACTCGCATGTCAATACTTATGCGAAATTATTTTAAACACGATTAAACCAGTAGTCTCAGGGCAGGGCGCTAACCCCGTGCCTATCAATGTGGCATGCCCCCATTTAAAAGGACTTTGCACCAAGCGGGCGAAATTACCGTAGCTACCGTGTTGCGGCGCCGTATAGTGCGAAATCGAAGTATAAAAGTGGTGCGTTTGCGCCAAATTAAGTGCAAAATCGAAGTACTAGGTCTACTTGTGCGAGCTAGCGGCCGCGGCGAGACTAGTATAAGTCTTATTTATATTTTATCAGACTTTTGCAGGCTTGTCAAGACTTTTGCGAGGATTTGCACCGATTTTGCTAGAAAATTTGTGCCAGTTTCGCGTCCGGCCCCCGAGAATTCCTTTGCGTTGGCTAATGAGTAATTTCTTTCGCAAATCTATTGACAATCTTATCAGGCTTCTATATAATATACATATCTTTTGAAGGAAAGAGAAAAACCGAACACAGAGGCTAACTATTAACAGTTAGAGAGAGTATAGGTGAGTCGCTTCAGGGGGGTTTCCAAGCATGCTATGGGATATAGATAATGCAAAAACGAAAAAGAGCTTGGCCCGATTCTTTCTTTTGAAAGTGCTGTCGAAAGGTAGCGTCAGAGTTTTCAGCAAAACTTAAAAAACTCCTTGACAAAACCCATTTCGCAGTATATAATAGATGTATAAATTAAATAAATAAGAATAGGAGAAAAACATGGCATCAGCTAAAAATTACACAGAAGAAATGGTCAACGCAATGACCGAAGCATATGTTGCTAACCCTACAAGAGAAACAGTAGACGGATTAGCAAGAGAATTTGGCAAAACTACAAGAAGTATAATTGCTAAGTTGTCAAGAGAAGGCGTATATGTTGCTCAACCAAGAACAACTAAATCTGGTGAAGCAATCGTAGCTAAGTCTGAGTTGGTATCTGAAGTTGCTACTATCTTAGGTGTGGAAGTTGAGGCTATCGCATCTCTAGAAAAAGCAACCAAAGTCCACCTCAAAGAACTAGTGGCAAGACTATCCCAAGTAGTCTAGTTGCGAAACTCGGTGACCTCGTGAAAAATAGTTCTTGACACGAGGTTCACGCCAGAGTATAATATATTTATAAAATTAAGAAACAGTAGAGAAGTGAGAATAGTAGGCTGACCCCCTCATTATCACTTGGTTGAAGTAAACCTAATCTAGCTACTAAACATACCCTATCAAGTAGCAGATAGTATTTAACGGGACAGCGGTGGGATTAATACTGTTTTTTAGCTAGATACCTTTAGTATAGTAAGTGTCTACGGAAGCACGCACTAAAGTGAAGTAGCAAGTTCGACTCTTGCACTATGCTAATAAGAGGTAGTTCAAATTCTACCATCTAGCTAAAAACCAGTTAAGTAGTAAATAAATTAAAAATTTACTTGACAAAAGGTTAAAAGCGTAGTATAATATATATTACAAAATGAGGGAAAAGTAGTCAGGCAAAGGAAAAAATAAATGTTTGAGCTTCGGCCAAAAAATAATCCTCTGACAACTTGACCATGAGTGGCGACTCGTAAAAAACTGCCGTATGCTCTTTAGGGGTTTTGAGATTAGCGTTATCCGAGAATAACTCCCGCTTTTGATGGTCATATGCAGACATATCTTCCGCAGCAAGAAGTAAGTGCATATCCGATTAGCTTGTCGGCAAATGAGTTTAGTTCAAGTCTTATCAGTAAGTCCGTACTCTCCAACATTTTGCTTGGAGTAGATTCAGGCAGTAAGCAGAGTAGAATGAACGGCTCGAGCACTTTGTCGAAAGTATAAAACCGATTTGTTTTACTGCATTTCTGGGCGATACGACCTTCGGGTTTAAAAATGCAGAGGTAATTGACGCCAGATATACCAAAGTATCAGGTAGAGTGAGGAAACCACGCTGACACTCTTAGTAGCAAACCAATTTCTTGGTAGATTACGGGAGCAAACGAGAAGAAAACCAGTCTACTCTGGTAATGGACGAACTAGCGTAAGCATAGCGTAATAAACCAACCTTGAAGTAGCAACAGTCTTGGCGAGATTCAGTTTTAACTGTCAACCCAAGCAACAACGATACTCAGTGTGCGAGTAGTAGGGCAAGTGTAGAAACTATGGTATGCGTATGCTATAAACCCAAAGATAATAAACACTATCCCACGCCATCAAGTAATGAGAGCATAGTATCAAGTTGGAGTAAGGAAGCATTTGAGGCGACCACTTCATACTGCGGGACGAGGGGCAGTATGACACGAACATAATGACGAACTGCAGACTTGGAACAGTATAAAAGCTAAGCAGTTCCAGCTCATAAGTGAGAAAGAGATTGGATAGCGAGTACGGAAGTCGCACTTTCACTCTACAGAATTGTAGTAGAAGCTATCGCACTCGGTAAGCGGACTGCAACTGTGACAGGTGTGCGATAAAATGCCAACGCACCACAGTATAATAAAAGAAACGCGTTTTAATGGGTAGTAGTAATACTGCCCATTTTTTTATCTCGTAGAACTATATCTCAAAATTTTAAGGTCTTAAAAAATAGTTCTTGACAAACAACTCATTCCCCTGTATAATATTACTATATTTAAGGAGAAAACAATGGATTTATGGACAACGCTAAAACACTTAGAAAAGGAACATAACTGCCTAATATATGGCATACTTGAACCACAGGGTGTAGCAGAAGACTTATCGTATTGGCATCAGTTCGATACAACTGAACCAGTAAGCGAAGATTTTTTAATGAACTCTTATGACATACCAACACAGTTGATGCTCGATGCATTTGAGAACGCATACAACAACTCAAGTTGTGAGTATGATAGCTACAACAATATGTTAGAAGAAGTCGGTGAGTACATAGTTGATAAACTAAAAGAAAAGCAGTGCGTATGTGGTAAGATTGATTGCCCTGACGAGTACGCACATACAACGAGTGGGGTGTAAAATGGCAGATAAATTTACTAAGGGAGTCATGAGCGACCAGAGTGGTAAAGTGATGCCTTTCCCCACCATTGACAGAGTGCAGTTCTATAGAGAACACATGAGCAGAAGTATGATTTCTATCAATGAAATGTATATGCAACTGCAAGCGATTCAAGATATGCTCTATGCAGAAGTAATAGAGTTTGAGAACTGCGCTTTGGAACTGTCAGAAGAAATACAGAGGCTACAGCGTCTGTTTGAAGAAGAAGAAAAACGAAATAATAACAACGGCTAAACACAAAAGGAGGTGCATTATGCCAGCAAAATTTAAACCAAGTGCAAAAGTATATAAAAGAGGTGTACCTGCAAGTAAACTTCCTGTGCAACACTTTTACTTAAAGCAAACACCAAAGGAAGAATTATTCGCTTACATTAATAGTGGAAGCAGAGCTAAACCAAAAATAAGACAAAAGTGCCTAAACGAACTAGTTCGTAGAGGTATCAAAATCGAATGGGTGGAGGTGCAGTCATGAGATGGGGAAGTCAAACAACACACAAGAGCCATGTGAAGAAAACATCACAAGGAAATGGTAAAGGCACCTTTAGTATCAATATGAACAAACATAAGAAGCGTTCACATAAGAAGTATAGAGGTCAAGGCCGATGAAAAAATTTAAGGAATGGGTAAGAAAGGCTAACCATGAAATATGGAAGCCTTTCGACAGTAGCGATCCGCTAGAATGGCAACTGTTAATATTTGGATATATGTTTCTAGCAATATTTATTTTAGGAGTATGGATATGATGAATGATTATGGCAAGTTTGTAGATACAACTACAAGCATTGAGAGTAAGTTTACAGGCGATTATATTGCTAGATTAGTAGTCTTACAACAAAAGCACCCACATACTCAATGGAGTAGGCTAGCAACATCTGCAATAGGTATGTTGGCAGAAAGTGGAGAATTTGCAGAGATAATGAAAAAAATATTTTTTCAGGGTAAGGAGTTCAGCGACGATGAGAGATTTCATATGAAGCGTGAGCTAGGAGATGTGCTTTGGTATTGGGTACAAGGGTGTATTGCTCTTGGCTACAAACCAGAGGAAGTAATGGAAGAAAACATTCGCAAGCTAGAGAAAAGATACCCAAATGGTTTCGAAGTAGCTAGAAGCGAGACAAGAGAAGAAGGAGATATATAGTGGCAAAGAAGAAAAATAAAATGGAACATGAGCTAAGCAAGTACAAGCATAGTTTAGAATTAGTGAGAACTGTAGTGCCTATCCTAGTACTAGTTCTACAAGTATTTATTCTAGGGAGGATTGTATAATGGCAAATCATGTATATTTTAACATTGAGTTTGAAGGTCTAAACGAAGACCAAGAAAGAAAGCTAAAAGAAATTGTGAAGGTAGGAACTGAAGTAGTAGAAAGAGACTTTGGCGCAGGACCACATGAGATAACTGAGTATTCAGCTGAGAAGTTTCCTATCTATTCAACACCATATGAAGACGAGAACTGGTATAACTGGGGATGCGATAACATGGGTGCTAAGTGGGTTCATGTAGAGGATTTTGATGGCTTTATGATGACAGGTCATTCAGCATGGTCACATCCTTGGCCACTAGTAGAAAACCTATGTAATACTTTGGCAGAACTAACAGAAACCTTTGTAAGTGCTAAAATGACTTATGAAGATGAGTTTAGAAACTACTTCGGAGTTGACCACTTCTGTTCTGAACTACACGGGGATGAATGGTGCTGTACACATGATGAAGGTTATATGGACGGCGAAGAACTGACAGCAAAGCTAAGAGAAATGTTTGGAGAGAAGTTTGATAGCGAGGATTTTGAATGGTGGGAAGGACAAGAGACTGTTGAAGGTGAAACACTAGTGCCTCAAGAGTATGCAGACGACCTAGTGTATGATTACTTTTCAACAGGAGAGTGGCATTATGGGTAAACTAAGACAAATTTTTAGAAATATAATAGACAGGCTAATAGAGAAATCATTTCAGAGACAGGCAGACAAGTTGTTTGAGAAATCTGAAAAGTTATATAGAGATGGAGATAACACATGACAGAGTACACAGAAAAAGTAATACAGAGAGCTAAAGAAATAGCAGCTGAAGAATGGTCTAGAGGAGTGAGAGCGATTCATGTACATAGAATGAATAGTATGTGGTATGAGCCAGAACCTGATGTCGCTAAAGACCAGAGCGTGACTGATATAGAATATAATGATGGTCGCGTTACAAGAAATGGAGTAGAGATTCTAAGAGCGCAGTTCTCAGGAGAAGCATTAGTAAGAGAATGGGAGGCGACAAATGAATTATAGTAAGGAAGTGACTGCTAAAATGGTAGAAGCATACTCGGAAGCTCCAAACCGCCAAACTGTTGCGATTCTCGCAAAAGAACTTGGCAAGAGTGAGAAGTCGATAATCGGCAAACTATCAAAAGAAGGAGTTTATGTAAGAACTGTCTATAAAACAAAGACTGGAGAACGCCCTATAACAAAGGCTGAGTTAGTGACTGAACTAGAGGAAAAACTAGAGGCAAATTTAGAGGGACTAGAGAAAGCTCCGAAGAATACTCTAAAAAATCTATTGGAGGCAATATGCAACGATTAGTAATGACACCAAAAGGACTAGGAGTATGCGACAGACAGAACTTTCGAATGCATGGTGATATGATGTATCTAAAGGTTACGCTAAAGACTGAAGAAGTAGTTGAATTTCTAAATACTGAAGTAAGATTTCTAGACATGGAAGTAGAGATTGCAGAAATGAAAAGACGCAAACGATTGGATGCAATTACGGGAAAGTTAGATGAAAAATTTTGAATTGGGCGAAATCTTAAGATAATTAAGACGCAATTTTAGTAAAGATATGAAGACCGATTAGCTTTTAGTCGGTCTTTTTCGTTGTGTGAATTAGATTAAAATAATCTCTCTCGACCTTTCACTCCATTCATCTCTAGTCTCTTCTTCGCTTACGCTCGAAGAGCCTTGGTCAAAGACGAATAGAGTAGGTCTCGCTAGGAGAGAGATAATAATGATTTGAGTAATTATTCTAATTATTTAGATATATTATATCACAATTTTATCAAGATTGCAAATACTATTTTTGGTAGGTCATCGAAGCTATTTTCTGTGCGGGTCTTATCTCCGAGAAAATTTATTAGTTCTTCGATAGTTGGTTGGATTTGAATTTAAAGATTTAAGATGTCTCTTCCTTGCCTCGTTTTTCTTTCGTTGTCTTCGCACTGTTGGTTTCTCATAGAACTCAAGTTCGCGACAGCGTTCTTTTATCTTGGCAGACTCACACTTCTTTCGAAAAATACGAATTGCCTTTTCTGTTGGCATATTTTTACAGTATATACTAGGCATGTGCCTCCTGATTTCGAAGGTGGTTTCTTCCGAAAGTCCACCCTCGTTTTCTTAAGTAGTGTATTTGTGAGTAAAGTTGACTCTCAGTAATCTGGAGTTTTTCGCAAATCTCCGCAGTCGGTATAACCTTATAGTTATCCCGCAAATACTGTTTATCGTCTTGAGTCCATCTTTTATTCATACACATATTATATAAAAAAATTAACCTGTTGTCAAGTATTAAATTTAACATGGTTAAAAATAGTTCTTGACCTGGCGTTAGAAAAGTAGTATAATATATACATAAAAAAGGGAAATAATATGACAAATAATGATTTAGCGTTTTTGATATGGTTAATTATAACTAATGGTGCAACCTATTTTTGGTGCAAGTACCATTTTATACAACATACCATTGATGTTCTTGAAGATAAAGGTTTACTAATCCTTGAAGATGACGAAAAATAAATCTTGACATCAACTTCAAAATTTAGTATAATATATCTGTAGTGTGAATTTCGCACTATGGGATATGGGATGGCATAGTTCGTTCGATAAAACAGGTTCTTTCTGCATCTATGAACATTCAGTTTTAGAACTATGGGAATTTTAGCTACCGAAAGGGGCGTTTAACCAAGATGTGAGCTTACTGAAAAGGAGACAAAAATGACAATAGACAACTATCTATTAAAGCACTTTCTCGGCTTTGACGAGAGATTTTTTAACCCCGTTGACGATACAGCGTATCCTCGACATAATATAGTAACACGCGGTGATGACTACTTTCGTATTGAAATGGCGTTGCCAGGCTGGAATAAAGAGAACATTGAAGTTTCTTTAGATAATAGGCAACTAACTATCGAAGGAAACACGAAACTAGAGTGTGGCGAAGAGGAATCTTACCTACACAAAGGCATAAGTGGAAAAGTGTTTAAAAGAACTTTCTCTCTAGGCGAATTTATTTGCGTCAATGAGGTAGAGTTTGAAAACGGCTTGCTAAGCATAGAATTAGAGAAGGTCATACCAGATGAGAAAAAACCAAAGGTATTTGACATAAAATGAAACAAAAATTTTACGAATTAAAACTTTTAATTTGTGAAGATGGCAAGTTCTGCGACGCTACTATGAATTCTATTTTGCTGGTAACATTTGGCGGAATAATGGTAAATAGTATTAGCGTACTAACTTAAAATTTTACACAGGGTAAAGTTATGAGGGAGCTTCGGCTCCCTTTTTACACAAAGGAATAAATATGAACATATCAGAAGAAGGATTAAGCTTAATCAAAAAGTTCGAAGGATTAGAACTAGAAGCTTATAAATGTGCAGCTGGAGTATTGACCATTGGATATGGGCATACAGCAGGAGTACAAGAAGGGGATGTTTGGACAAAAGAACAAGCAGACGAAAACTTAAAAGTAGACATGGAAGAATACGCAGGGTATATCAATGACCTAGTAGAGTGTCCACTATCTCAAAACCAGTTTGATGCCCTCGTATCGTGGGTATACAATCTCGGCCCAGCCAATCTAAAGGCATCAACACTACTAAAAAGATTAAACGCAGGTGACTATGCAGATGTTCCAAATCAAATCAAAAGATGGAACAAAGCAGGTGGCAAAGTCTTAGAAGGACTTATAAGAAGAAGGGAAGCAGAAGCTTTACTTTTTGAAGCTAAAGACTGGGAACATGTCTAAAATAGACTTCTCAAAATTTATAGACTGGGTAAAGAGTCTTTTTGAAACAAGGTATAAACTAATCGTTAGTTATAATTCCACCTATGGAGACGGCGATGACCAACACTTTACAGTAGTAAAGTTCTTTGTGAAAAAGGATAAGTATCTAAAATTTAAAACAGTCAGTGGTGAAACAGTAGAGATTAGAGGAGCTGAAGGGCTCAATTATAGGATACAAGAACTATGAATCAATTTTTTATAGCAATTATAGTAGTGTTATCACTAGGTAGTTGGTATCTCTGGAATGATAATCAAACATTGAGAGAAAACAACGCCCAGTTAATGGTAGCTGCACAAACACAGGAAGAAACAATAGCGCAGTTACAAAATGATATGGCACTACAAGGACAATCTCTCTTAGAATTACAATCTAAAGGTCAAGAAATCCAAAAGGAAATGGACAGATACTTAGATATATTTAAGAGACACAATTTAACAAAGTTAGCGGCTGCAAAGCCAGGTTTGATAGAGACAAGAGCTAACAAAGCAACAAAGGAGGCGTTTGATGGAATTGAAGAAGACAGTCGTGACATCGATGCTGCTGATGATAGTCTCATCGTGCAGCCTACTACCAACGAAGACATTAGAGGTTAGTGCGAAACCAATCGAAAGAAAGATTATTCAACCTATCCTGCCTCGTGAAATAGACTTAAAAGAACCATATTGGTATGTGGTTTCAGATAAGAACCTTGATGAATTTCTTGCTAGAGTAGAGAAAGACCAAGGTCAAGTAGTATTTTTCGCTATGAGTGTTCCTGATTATGAACTAATGGCGTATAATACTCAAGAGCTCAAGCGTTATATAAACGAGCTCAAAGAGG